GGCTGGCGTGCAGTTCCAAGCGGTCACCGCCGCTACCGGCTCGGGATCATTGAGGTGGCACGCGGTAATGGCAAGACGGTGCTGATGTCGTCGGTCTGCCTCTGGGCATTCATGAACGGCCAAGGCCGTCAGGTGTTCACGTTCGCCAATAGCCAGCGGCAGGCTCTGCTGTGCTTGAGTGATGCAGCGGCGATGGCGCGGGATATGGCAGAGGAAGAGATACCAGACCCCCGCACAGATAGGCGACGATGGAGGGACCGCATCTACGCCATTTCGGATACACGCATCAAGGATGAAGGCAACCGAAACTACATGAGCGCAATCCCGTGCAAGATCAGCAGTCTTGATGGGCTGGACCCATTCTGCTATGTGGGGGATGAGGCCAGCGAATACCAGACAAGAGCACTCCAGAAGCTAGTGACCTCGACGGTCAAGCGCCGCGACGCGTTCGGCGTACTCATCACTACACCGGGCTCAGAGCGTGGCACCATCTTCGAGGACTACCGGGATGAGGGCGTGCACCTCCTCAATGGTGACAGCACCTCAGGGGATGGCAGCTTCTACTACCTCGCTGGCATCGATGAGGGTGATGAGCCTGAGGACTCAACCAACTGGATCAAGGCAAACCCAAGCATGGGTACCACTGTCCAGCTAGATGACCTCAAGCAGAGGTATGCCTCCGACCTGGCTAAGGGGCCAAGATACGTGGCCGACTTCGTAAGATTCCATCTTGCGCGCTTTACGGGTGATGTGCAGGCATGGATACCAGCAGAGCAGTGGGCTGAGTGTGAGAGTGGACCCCGCCCAGATGAGGAGCTCATCGGTGGACGGGCATGGCTTGGGGTTGACCTCTCCAAGACCCGCGACCTCACAGCAGTGGTTGCCATCATTGAGCACCCTGAGAATGGCACGCTATGGGTGAGGGGCTGGTACTTCTACCCTGAAGAGCAGGCCCGTGAGAGGGAGCGCGTACTGAGGATGCCGATCTTGCAGTGGGGTCTATCACTCGAGGTACCGCTCCATCTAAACCCCGGACGTGTCATAGATTACAACCAAATACATGACTGTTTGAGAAAAGCGTGCTCTACTTATGACGCTCAGGCTGTGTACTTCGATCCTCACATGGTTGGATGGGGGGGTCAGATGCTAGAGGCTGAGGGGCTGCCCGTTTGGGGTCTACAGCAGACCATAGTGCAGCTGTCACCGGGCACACTACATGTAGAGAAGATGGTGGCCGAGCAGCGGCTACACCATGATGGCGACCCCGTGCTGACTCGGTGCATCGGCAACGCCAGATCCTATACCGACATCAATCTCAATGTCCGACTACACAAGAGCAAGAGCGAGGGCCTCATCGATCCCGCCATGGCCTTGTGCATGGCAGCCCGCGCCCACCTTGAGAGTGAGGCCATGCCGGACAGCTGCCCAGTGGTGTAGCCGCACCGTGACGATGCGTGCCCGATTCCCCTTTGTTCCACCAATCTTCCCCCTTTGTTCCAACAATGCGAAACTTTGCGCGAGCGTTGCGCGAGCGTTGCGCTTCATCGTGTAGCTAGCCCATGGGCAAGCTGCCCGATTAGGTGGATTCAGGCATCAGAGGTACAATGCACTAGGACAGCACGCGAGGACCATCTATGGCCTTTCCGCGATTGCTATCCCGTGTCTTCAAGCGTCACACTGTCTCGCAGTCGCTGATCCACTTGATGCCGAACATGGGATCGATGGCAGCTGGTGACCCAGTGACCTCGACTACCATCGACTGGCTGCCAGCAGTCAACCGGGCTACCTCGCTGATCGCCAACGATATTGCACGCCTGCCGATGCGGATTGCATCCAAGCAAGATGACGGCAGCCTCATCGACCAGCCAGGACCGACTAGCAAGCTGCTCAATGAGTGGCCTACGCAGGCTCTGCATTCAAACGCATGGCGGCGTCACATCGTCCGCGAGTACCTCATACACGGCAACTGCATCTGCTACATCCAGAAAACTGGACGCGGCGAGGTGTTGCAGCTGGTACCACTTGAAGCGGGCTCGGTTCGCATTGAGTGGCGTGATGGTTCACTCATCTACATCCACACCAAGATGGGCGACCTATCGCCTGCCGAAGTGCTCCACTTCCGCATGCCAGGTGGCACGGTGGGAGAGTGGGGGCTCGGCCTGCTTGACGTAGGCCGCGAAGCTCTCAGCCAGCTACGTAGTCAGCAGAAGGTCGCTGCATCAGTCGCGGCCAACACTGTGCAGCCCCGCGTGGTGCTCAAGCATCCCGGCAAGCTCAGCGCAGAGATGAGTGCAGCAGCAGTTGCCCGTTTCCAATCCAAGTTCTCAGGTGCTGGCTCTGGTGGCACTGTCCTGCTACAGGATGGCATGAGCGTAGAGACGCTGGCCGTCAAGGTGACCGATCTGGACTTCATCGCTGTATGTAATTGGAGCATCGCTGAAGTTAGCAGAATGACCGGGGTGCCAATTTCACTCCTCAGCGAGCATTCGCATAGCACCTTCTCCAACGTGGTCGAGCTGAACCGCTCCTACTTGGACACTTGCCTCAGCCATCACATCGCCATGATCACGGCAGAGCTAGAAGCCAAGATCATTCCAACCACTCGCAAGCTTGACTTCGATACCACTGCACTCACTCGCGGCACGCTCGGCGATCAGATCGCTGCATGGTCGCTGGCTATTGATCGCGGCGTATTGACTCGCAATGAAATGCGGCAGCGGCTTGGCCTCAACCCAATTGATGGACTCGATGCACCTGTACTCAGGCTAGATACGGCTGAGACTGAAGAGCCAGATGATGAACCAGATGAAGAGGTGATTGATGATTGAGCGCGCCACACTCAACATGCAAGCAGAGCAGAGACGCATGCCCGTAGAGATACGCATGTCACCAGATGGGCGCAAGCTCACTGGCTACGCCGCGCTGTACAACACTGATTCGGAAGACATGGGCTTCATTGAGCAGCTTGCACCGGGCGTGTTCGATCGCTCGATCGCTGACAATGATGAGGTGCTCGCACTAGTTGAGCACGACCCACAGAAGCTACTCGGCAGATTGAGTTCAGGCACGCTACGCATCAACAGCGACAAGCGCGGGCTTGGCTTCGAGATCGATATGCCAGACACCACGCTGGGCCGTGACACCATCGAGCAGGTGAAGCGCGGCGACCTCTCTCAGATGTCATTCAGCTTCAGCCTCTACGACGACAACTCAGAAACTCATAGTCGAAACGCTGACGGAAAGCGTACTCGGCGCATCAATAGGGCACGCCTTCACAGCATAGACGTGGTGGCACAGCCCGCATACAAAGCGACAGCGGTAGCTGTCAGGAGCTCCCCAATGTCAACCCCAGATCGAATGGATGAAGTCAGGCGACTGACTGGCGAGATGCGTAGCATTCTCGATGGTGAAGTCACTTCAGAAACCTCAGAACAATACGACCGCATGGAGCTACGGCTACAAGAGGTCGAGCAAGAGATTCGCAACACTCGCCGCGAGGATGCGCTGAAACGTGCCGAGCGTCTGCTCGATGAGCCTACACGCAAGGCACCAACGCCCAGCCCTCTGGCCTTTCCTGGTACCTCTGATATCACTGAGAGCAGAGCGTACTCTGATGCGTTCTTTGCCAACCTCAACAACAGTGCAACCCATGAGCAGCGCGACATGCTCGCAGGCTCTGGTAGTGGTGCCAACATTGTGCCAACTGAGATGGAAGCGGCCATTGTCGAGATTCTCGACGATCCCACTACCATGCGTGGCATCTGCTCAGTGACTCAAGCGCGTGGCGATCGTGAGATCCCAGTCGAGACTGCCATCGGTTCAGGTGGCTGGCTTGCAGAGCAAGGGACGATTACACCATCCGATGTCACCATCGTCAAGAAAACCGCATCACCCAAATCATACGGAACAGCAATATCGTGGAGTTCCCTTCAGGGTGCTCAGGCGATCATCGGAGTCGATGCGTACTTCGGCCGAGCGGTAGGACGAACCATCGCGCAGGGACTCGACTCTGGGTACATGGTGGGCACAGGCAGTTCTAATCAGCCAACCGGGCTGGTACCTGCACTCGGTACTGCTGCATTTATGAACCTCGCAGTCACTAAGGGTGATGGCATCATTGATGCGGCGCATACGCTGGCCCCGCAATACCGTGCAGGTGCTCGGTGGATGATGAACGACACCACGCTCGCAGTGGTCAGGAAATTGAAAACGACAGACGGCAACTACCTGTGGGTGCCCTCAGAGCGATACTCTGAAATCCGCGACGGTATTGCTGGAACCCTGTATGGCTTCCCCGTAACAGTGGCAGCCTCCATGGCGAATACGTCAATTGTATTTGGTGACATCAGCCGTTCGTACCGCATCTATGACTGGGGATCCACCTCAATGCTCATGGATCCGTACACCAATGCCGCAACGATGTCTACGACAATCTGGGCATGGCGACAAACCGATGGCGTGCTGGTTGACGCTAGCGCTGCAGCCGTGTTTGACACTGACGCATCTTGATCTAAACAGTGCTGTCCGCACTTGGGGAGGGCTCACCGCGAGCCCTCCCCGTATAGCGGGCTGGGGTTTCCTATGCCTGATTGCTCATTCCTGCACTCCTTCAACCGTCAGCCGTTGCGCATCACTCGCTCGCGCGTTGGCGTTACACGGCTCTACACCACTGCCACCACTTCAGTGCTGCAGGAGTATCTGCGACTACCAACTGGCGGCAGTACCACAGAGCTGGTGCGGACATTCGCAGCTTCGATTGCGTTCACAGAAGAGATGGCAGCCACCACGCTCGACACTTCGACGATCTCGCTCAAGATCGATCTGGATTGCATCCCCATAGACTCACACAGTGAACGGTGGGTTGAGCTACCACTCGGCCCCGTCACTGCTGTGACCAACGTGGTGGATGCTGATGCAACCCATACCACTGGGCTCACACTCGATACCCACTCAACACCCCACAAGGTGCAGCTACCTGATGCAGTACTCAGTGATGGCTATGCCACCATCTCATACACAGCTGGCGTAGATGACTGGGATGATGTGACCCAAGTGCAGCAGACTGCTGTGCTATTCGCATTCGCTCACCACTGGCAGAACCGTGAAGCGGTCGCCGCCACTCAACTGTATGACATCCCGTACACACTCCGGCAGGCCCTTGTGCTCGCTGACTATTCGGTGCCAATCTGATGAGAAACGGCCACTGCTCGACGCCTGTAGCACTCAAGCGTGCAACGTCTACCCGTGATGACTTCGGCCATCACGTGCAGACGTGGTCTGATGAGATCAACCCGCTATGGGTTGCCATCAAGACCCGCGCAAGCTCCAGCAACCAAGCGGATGGCCTCGCCCAGATCGACACAATCACGATCACTACGCCCTGGTACCCCGCATGGGACATCCTCGCCACTGACCGCATCGAGTGGAATAGCTCCACCTATGAAGTGCTCACAATTGCAGAGCGTGACGGGCGTGGCAAGTTTCTAGACATCATCGCGGCCAAGGTGACTTTGTAATGAGTACACCCGAGCACGTAGTCATTGGCCTGCTAGATGCAGCCTCAGCCGTGACCGATATCGTTAGCACTCGAATCAGTGCGGGCTATCGTGAGCAGGATGATGACATGCCGTGCATCACGGTAGAGACTGAATCAATGGACGGGGACGACAACCTATCCGGCTCAACGTCGATAGACATCGCATCGGTTGAGGTACTCAGCTTTGCGACCACTTACGCAGCCGCATCCACTCTGGCCTCTGCATGCTATGACGCGCTCAAGGGCGTGACTGGCACCACTGCGCAGGGTGAAATCTACAGCATCGCCGCTACCCATAGCGGTGCCGCCATCGTGCCCGTGGCAGATGGCACTTACTTTGTTTCTTACCCCATAGCCCTCACTGTATATCTGGAGCGATAACCATGGCAGGCACAACCCCACTCGGCACGACAGTTCTAGTCGGCACCACTACGCTGACCGATGTCCTCGATGTAAACTACTCACCGGGCTCTACTGAGCTTATTGATATCACTGATCTCAGTGACACTACCCGCGTCAAGCTCGCAGGCTATGTAGACACTGGCTCAATATCGGTGACTATCAACTGGACTTCTGCTGATTATTCAGCACTCGAAACGATTGCATCAGCTGGTGTTGCTGTTACTGGTAAAGTAACTTTTAGCGATGGTTCTACATGGTTGGGCACAGATGCTGCCATCATTGACATGGCAGGCTTCGCTATATCTGGCGGCTCTGGCGTGACATCATCATTCTCAATCCACCAGCTCAGTGCTTGGACGTTCTCTTCCCCAGCATGACTAGAGGCGACCGCAATACTGTGCACCTTGGCCTGCATGATTGGATGGTGCTGGCGGCAATTCTGCTTGCCATCGTCATCCCGTCAGTTGCCCTATGGGCTCAGGTGCAGAAGCAGGTTGCTGAGATCCTTGTGCACCAGAGCTACATACTGGATCGGCTCAACGAATTGGAGGGGACAAAGCCATGAGACTACTTCCACGTGTTTGGATCGTGCTTGGATTCGGCAGCGTCCTGCTCGCACTGGTTGGCTGCATGAGTAGCTTGCCCATGGGCAAGCAATCACTACCACCCCACAGTGGAAGCATGACCCAAGTGGCTGCAGCTGCTGGCGTATTTGGTCCCCTCACATGGGCGGCGGTTGCTCTGGTAGCTGCTGGCATTGTCAGCTGGATGCTCGGCAACCGTACTCGCGCCCTGCTTATGATCGCCACCGGCGCATGCTTGACCATTGCCACCTTGTTGGCTCTGGAGCTGGTGAGCCTTCTCCTCTGGCCAGCAGTAATCGCGGCGGCAATCGCTGGCGTGACGCTGCTGGCTGGATGGCTATTGCCCAAGTGGCAGAAGCTGCGAGGAAAAGCATGATGAGAGTGGAGGGCATTGAGCAGATAGAGAAGGCACTAGCCGAGCTCACATTCCGCAAGCGTCAGAACGTAGAGCGGAAGGCTGCGCGGGCTGCACTCAACAAGCTCAAGAAGTCAGTGCAGATGGGATGGCGCACACTCTCTGTAGAGAATCCATCACCTAAAAGGTGGTCTATCCGCAAGCATGCTGCCAAGGCCGTGACGGTCAAGGTGGGCACCAAGCGGTACCAAGTCTATGGCCGTCTCTTCCTCAACTACCAGAAAAAGAATGCAAGCATGGCCCGGCTTGCTCACCTCTTGGAGTGGTCCCACAAGACTGGCGGACCAAGGCCGGGAGTGGATCAGGCGAAGCGATCAAGAAAGCGTGTCGAGAATAGCAGACAGGGGTTTTCAGCAGGAAAGCACCCGACTGCAAATGTCTACCAACAGAAGAGCGGGCATACACGTGACTTCTACATGAAGGCACTCATGCTCTGGCTAATGAATCCCAAGCTAACCCAAAAACAGGTGAGGAATAGTATCTGATGGAATTGAACGGCTACACAATCAGGGCAGCGACTGGTGCGGACTGGGTCTGGCTGATGGAGTACTCAAAGAAACTGGAAACCGATAGCGGATTCGATCAGTGCAGTGCAGTCATTGCTCGCATGGTTTCGACACTTGATGAAGAGTCCGCATTGCAACTGCCTGCGCCTGAATTCCGCGACCTATTCGCGGCATGCTCGCGTGCCATCGTGGGGGATGACTGCCCGGACTAAGCCCGGCGGAGATATTCATGCACCGACTTGCCATAGCTCTGGGCTCAACGGTGGCGGACATCAAGCAGATGCCCGTAGAGGATCTCCGCGCATGGCAATCATTCGACCGACAAGCTGGACTGCCAGACGTAGCAGCACAGTGGCAGCGTGGGCTGCTCATATCAGCCAAGGCATCGGCAGGCTCCAAGGTGGATGACTTCATGCCACTGATGGCATGGAACAAGCCAACAGGTGTAGACGCATTACTGGGGAGGTTGCAACGTGGCGAAGTCTGACATTGGCACCATCACCGTGTACCTCAAAAGTGAGAGCGCGAATTTCGACAAAAGCATGAAGTCTGCAGGGGCTTCATTGAAGAGCCTCAAGAGCTCCATCAAAAGTTCGGGTATTGCATTCACTGAGTTCCAGTCTAAAATCAGCCTAGTATCTGGCGCGGTTGAGGTGGTTGGCAAAGGCATCCAGAGCGTGATGCTCGCCATGAATGGTGACATGGACTCACTGGATAAAACCATGGCGAGTCTGCCACTGGGAATCGGCCCAGCTGTCAAGGTGCTGCAAGAGCTACGTGATGCCATGTTCGGTGTAGCAAAATCAACAGAGCAAGCAGACAACAAGCTCAAGCAAATGCAAGACAACCGGATCAAATACGCGACGGCAAGCGGCAAGGCTGTAGCAGATCAGGCGAAGATGTCGGAAGATATCAGGGAACGTATGGCGCGTGAGGGCATGTCTGATGCAGCCCAAGCTCGTAGAG